CAGCGGCAGGATACCCGTAAAAACGGCATTGGTGAGCGCGATTGTGTTGTAACTCGCGATGGCGCCGATGCCGAAATTCAGGCGCGCCTGTGTGGCCGTTGTCGCATTCGTTCCGCCGCGATTGATTGGCGTGACGCCGCTTGTCGAGCCGCCCCCTAGATCAATCGAATCCTCCGCCGCTAGAAATCCTAGCGACAGGCCCTGACGAATGCCCGCCGCATCCGTCGCGCCCGTCCCGCCTAGCGATTGCGGCAACGGCCTAATCTGGCGCGGCCCGACCGTGCGAAAATCGCTGTAAAGCCCGCCCTCGCCGCGCACGCGTATGTAGTAATAATAATCGGTGGCCGCGACCAGTTCGCCCGATTTGTCGATAAATACGTCGCCGGGCCTACGGTCGATAAAGACCGCCGCCGCCGCGACGCTGGCCTCTGTCGCGGGCGAAATCAAAGCGGTGTGTCGCCAAATTTCCAAGACTTGATTAAACGGCTCATCCGCCGACGGCGTGTAAATGATCGTTATCATTCGAGGATCTCTGGGTACGTGGTCGAAATCGTGAACCCGCCATTGATGCCAGGGCGCACGCGGTTGTAGCGAAAATCAATCGGGGCCAGCGGCAGGGGCGGGTCGATGTAGGGCGGGTCGGCATAATCATCTGGGTGATGACCGACGCCGCTAATCGTTAAAACGGGATTGCCATCATCGCCCGCGCTCAGCGACCAATCCTCGATCAAGAATACTTCATCTTTCAGGTTTTCACGCGCAAAGGTCAGCGGCACCGTATCGCCCGCGCCAATCGCCAAACCTTTCAGCTTGATCGGCCCATTGACGCGCTTACGCCGCTTGCCGCGCTTCAGTGTGATCGCGGCGACCCGCTGGCACTGGTACGGGCTCGGCGACATTTCCAGTGGCAGCTCGGCAAAACGCGGCTCGCCCGTGACGTTTTCGTCAACGACATCGGGGTAAGGCACCTCTTTCCAGTTATCCTCGGGTGAGAAAAACTTACCGCGAATCCCGCCCGCCGTTTCCGTGACTGACCGCCGCGCCGAGACACTAAATGGCTCAAGCAAATCATTATCATCAAGGCGAAACCCCTGCACAGGCGGGTAGTACGCCCCCGGCCACGCGCGAAAGACACCCGAAGGCCGCGCGTGCCACCCTGCGCAAGACCCGAGGATCTTCGCCAGAACTAATTCAGGATCATCACTTGCCGTCGCCGTACCCCAGCAACGGTAACGTTTTTCGGAATAGGTCGCGGTGACCTGTGCCAGCTCGTCGCATTTGTCCGCGCCGTCGGCAATCATCTCAAAATCGGTCCACTTTGGTTCGCGCACTTTGCCCGGCAGGTTTTCGACCAGTGACTGGTGCGAGCCGTAAATCCCACGCTCATAATGCGCGGCCAAAAGAATATTATTATCCGTCCAAACCCACGTCGCAGGATCAACCGGGTCGCTGTCGGGATCGCGCGGGTCATGCACCTTCATTCCGCGCACGACCGCCGCGACCTGTGGCTCGCCGTTAAACATTTTTGAATTTAGCCGCGCCATCCACGCCAAATACGGTCGCCCCTGCCAGCGATCGGTGGACCGCCAATGGTCACCCGCCATCGCGCGCAGCAGGGCATCGGCGGGCTGGTCCGGCTTGCCCAATCCGTGCGACGCCATCAGAAAGGACGCAACTTGGTTTTGATAGTCTGTATTTTTGCGCGCGTCGTAAGTTGTGTTGAAGGGCGAACTCGTCACCGCACCTTGGTTTGGCCCCGTCCACGCATCGCCTGTGACGGCGCTCCACGACACCTGCTCACCATCGACAATCAGGTGATCAATCCCGTCAATTTCGTGTCCGGCCAACAATTGCTGGCGCACCAAAACGTTAGCGGGATCATTTGGGTAAGCCGAATGGAATGCAAACTCATCCACCAGCGTGCCAAACACTTTTGCCTTGCCGAAAATAATGCGGTGCGGATCGTCGGCGCGGCGCGACAGCAATTCACGGCCTTGGTCGCGATCATCCAAATCTGGCGCGAACAGGGCATTGACGCCGTAAGACACCGCCGCAACGACAATTGCATCGACGGTAAACTTAATAATTGACGCCTTTGTGCCCTCGACAGCGAGCCAGATAACAACTTGCTCACCCACGGGCCGCGCTCCACGCCTGCGCCACGGCGTCCGCGGGCACGGCCACCAAGCCCTCTGGCCCCGTCGCCGTCATCCAACCATCCGGCCCCAGAACGCACAGTGTCGCGCCCAGAACGCCGCGCTGCGCCGCCAGCCCAACCGCGCCCACAGACGCCTCCGACACGCGCGCTGGCGTCAGGCCTAGCGCGCTCGCCGCCTTAACCATGCACCCGCCTAGCGTGACACCAAACGCCTCCACCGCCGCGAAGGCGCTGGCCTCATCGCTCCATTCATTCATCCCCACCCAAGCGGCCACGTCATCGGCTTCCATGTCGAAAACCGCCGCGACGACGGCAAAGCCCAGCCGCACGCAATCCAACTCTACAAAATCGACAGGCTGGCCCTCAAAATCAGACAGCACCGCCGCGACGCGATCACGTATCAAAGCGCACGACGAGCGGGATGACCCCGATATTGGCGAGCTTTTCAGCGGCTGTGTCATCTGGGTACTCCCTTTTTTGATCGGCTGATGAAATGCGGCGGGCCCCGCGAACCGAGCGGTCAAGCCCGGGCGGTTCTGCCGTGACGGTTAAAACGGCCCCGCTGGCCGTGTGCGACCGCCCTGCCCCGTCGAGATAATCGGCTCGCAAATTGATCGGCGGACCAATCGCCGCACCCGTGACAGGGTTAAAAATCGCAAACCCCAGCGTCACCTCAATCGTGTCATTGTAGGCTGTTTCTTCCAATTTCTCGACAATCGCCGTGCCTTCTGGTGTCGCCACACCAGACAATTGGTAGGACGCGCCAGACACCCGCCCGCCCGTATTTTCGCGCGCTTCCGACACCGACCCCAGCAGGCCAGACCCGATGTAATCGCGCCCGCTCACAGTCAGCCACCCCCAGCCCCCGTGTAGCCGTGCAGGGTCATTCGGAAAGTCCACATCCAGCAGCGTGGCGTACTGAACGCGGTGCGCGCTAATCGCGGAAATCTGCGCCGCCGTAATGCCGGGCCGCATCGTTTACGGCCGCCCGCCCGTGCGCGCGAACTGGTCGCGCATCGTACTGCGAATTTGGCCTGGCATCGCGCGCTGCGCCGCGCGCATTTCGCCGCCCTGCTGCTTAATCATCGCCTCCAGGCGCGCGAGGCCAGCATTGTCGGCGCCGCGCGCATCGATGTGGTACACTGCCGACGGGCCGCCCGTCATGGCGGCCAATTGTTCAGGCTGGAAAATCATCTCGCGGTCCTGCACCACCGACAGCGACTCGCCAGGCGACAAGGCCGACCCGATGCCAGAGCCGCCAAAATTCAGGCTACGATAACCGCCAGATGCGCCGTAGGACCCGCGCCCCGTGTGGTTCACCGCGACCGCGCCGCCCCCGCCGCCCGTCGCCGCACCGAACAGACCGCCGATAAAGCCACCAATGCCACCGCTACCGCCAAACATGTCGTCCAACATCCCGCGCAGTGACCCCGCCAGTTCCGTAATCGTGTCTTGAACGCCAAACACCTCCATGATCGCTTGGCGCATGACGCCGCGCCACGCATCCTCGAAACTCATCGTGCCATCAATTAGGCCCATCAAGCCGTCTTCGATGGCGTACTGGGTGCCCTGAAAATCACTCGCGGCCTCACTGGCGCGCTTGTAACCTTCTTCGATTTCCTTGGTCGCCAGCGCAATCGCCTCTGGGTCAAGCGGTGTGCCATTATCCGCCGCCGCCGACGCAAAATCATCCAACTCGCCAAGCTGACGCTCACGCGAGGCCTCTGGCGTCTCAAACGCCTGATTGAACCGCTGCGCATCCAGAGCAATCGCCTCGGCCAACGCCGCCGTCTGCTTTTCGTACTCTTCGGTGTTCTTTTCACTGGTTCGCAATTGGTCCGCCGCGACCTTGTCCCACTCGCGCTGCAATTCCAGATTGGCCTTCATCGCGGGCGTTTGATTGACCAGCGCCTGCGCGGCCTCCTGTTTGGCAGCAATGCCCTGTTGTTCGGTCAGCAAGCCTTCCTCGACAAGCGCGTTAATCTCTTCTTGCGCCAGCTTAATCGCCAGCGTCGGATCGTTTTGCTGCAACAGGAACCGCGCCGCCTGCTGGCGATTGTCGCGGGGGCGTGTCGTGCCTTTACCTGTCCCCGTTTCCGTACCAGACCCAAACTCAAACGCCGCTGCCGCCGCATTTTGGGTCTTTTGGTCTTCTAGGATTCTAATATTGGCTTTGAATGCCTCTTCTTGCACCTTGAAGTCCGCGCGGATTTCGGCCTCAATCGCAGCCTTCACCGCCGACGACATGAAGCCGTCACCAACGTCGGCTGACCGCGCCGAAATTCGCGCAGCAATTGCGGTCTCAATTGACTCTAACGCACTTTCATAGCCTTTAATTTCAGCGTCAATTTGATCCGTCGATAACCCTTGGCGATCGTTAGCAAAAGTTCGCTGTCTGCCGCCTTCCCGCCGATCACCCAGCTCAGCCCGCAGTTCAAGCAATTCTTGAAACTCACGCTTTTCCTCGGCAAATGCACGGTTACCCGGCATTTCACCGGTCTGCGTGTTGACGCCTTGAGCCTGCAATCTAACCTCAAGCCGCGCAGCCCGATTCTCAATTGTCTTAATCGCGCGATCATCTATATCATTAAAGCCGTCCAGCGCCTCTCGCATCCAACCCGTAACATCCGCGAGCAGATTAGAAGTCCCCGTCAGAACGGGCGCAAGGTCAATAAATGCTCGCTTTAAATTCAGGTCTATCGCCATCGCCGCCGCGTCAGCTTCCATTTTCAAATCTTCCGCACGGCGAATGACGTCCTCCTCCATCACGAGGCCCGTCTCTTTCATTCGCCCGACCAGGCCATCAAAGCCGCCCTCTTGGCGCTCTAGCATCCGCGTGACATCGAGGCCGACTTCGCCAAAGGCGGCGTAAGCAATCGTGTTACGCTCTGTCTCTGTTGTTGCGCCTTGAATGGCCGCTGTCACCAAACGGAACCGCGCGTCGCCGTCTTTCGCCACCGCGAGCTGTTTTAGCAATTCGGGGTGCGTGTCTTTCAGACGGCTAAACAATTCGCCCTGACTGCGCGCCAGTTCAACCGTGCGCTCTGTCAGCGCCCGGGTCCCTGTTTCGAGTTGGCTTTCGGTGACGCCCTGTTCCGCCGCCGCCAGCGTCAGCGCTTGGTAAGCATCCGTGGACAGGTTCAACGTGTCCGCGCTTTTGCCGATGGCATCGAACGCCGTCACTGCTTCACGGCCAATCTTAACCGCCGCGCCCAGCCCAACAACAATTGCGCCAATGCCCGCCGCCGCCGCCAGACCGCCCGCGCCCATCGACTTCAGGACGGGGCCCAGCGGTCCCGCTTGGTCTGCCATGTCTTCGAGGCCGTCTTTTGCGCCCTTGGCGGCTTCGTCAACGGCTTTCAGGCCTTTGGAAGCGGGCTGTGTCGCGCGCTCAATTTTCTTGGCCGCGCGCTCGCCCTCTTCACCCGTCGCGCGCAGGGCGGCAAGCAATGCTTCCTTGCCCTTCGCGGTCAGGCGCAGGGTGACTTCTTGGGTGCGTTTACTCATTTTTTACTTCCCTGCGCTGTCAACATTCCGCGCTCGATGCTGGCGAAACATTCGCGCAGCAATTCGCCGTCTAAATTGTCATTTACGGTCTTTGCCGCGCCCAATGCCGCTGGCCAGTTCAGGCCCGTGCAGCGGGCCGTGCCGCCGCCCATCCCTGCCACGACCAGCCAATTCCACACCCCAGATTGTAGCGCGACGGTCCACGCCAGTGTGCCCTCTGGTGTTTGCGGGACGTGCGCGAAGACAGGGCAAAGCTGCCCATCCTCGCCCTTTAAGCCTTTTGAACAGGGGAGGTCGTCTTCGCGGCATCCGCCGCAATAGGTTCCGCCAGCGCCCCAGTGCCATTCGGCGCGCTGGCAGAGACGTTTCCCTCGTCACGCGCCGCCGCTGTCTTGGTGCAGGCCGCGTTGACGAACAGCGCGGCGTAAGACTTCATCCCGCCCTCGGCCCGCTCCGCCATCAACATGCCGAGATTGGCCAACGTCAATTCAAGCGGCGTATCGTCATCGCCGACAATACCGTCCCATTCGGTGACCACGCGCCCCGCCAGCTCCGCCGCAAACAGCGTTGTGCCGTAGCCGAGCAATTCGCTGGCATTGCCGCCCTCGATAATGTCTGGCGTCGTCAGCGAATCCAAACCGTAACGGCCCAGCGTGTCGCCCGCCTCAACAATTGCGCGGGCCGCCGCGACAGCCGCGCCGCGCGCCAATTCCTCGTCCAGTCCCGTGGCAGGGCGCATTTTCAGCCGTACCCCGCCGGGGAATTCGCGCCATTGCGGCTTGGCTTTCGCCCCTAATCGCAGCGCCATTAGCTGAACGCCGCAACCGCGTTAACAAGCGTCGCGGTAACCGCTGGCGCTGTCGCCGATTGGGTTGCGCGGATCTCTGGCGTGATTTCCAGACCACCCGGACCGCCAATCGTTTCGACTTTACGTTCACCAAAACAACGCGGCATTTCAAACGTCACCTGCAGGCCCGCGCCAATGGACAGGCGCAACTTGCAGTTAAACGGCGTTTTTGGCGCGCCCGTGACAGGGTTTTGCGCACCCTGCAACAGGTCGAGAATGCCGTTCTGCGACGCCGCGCGGCCTAGGCGAATCGTCGGCGTCAGTGTCACGGTCGTGCCGCCATCACGCTCCATCTCGGACGCGCGTGCGTCACCGTCGACGTAATCTTGACGGTTGAGACCCGATTGGTAACTAAACCGCCCGCCCGTCAAACGCCCTACCGCCGTATCATTGATGAGCAACTCACCCACCGTCGCAGGAGCTTTGGCCCGCGCAGGTGAAGTCACACCCGTGAGATCAAGCGGCAAGTTCTCGTCATCATCGACAATCGTGACATCGCGCGCCGCACCCGCAAACGTAAACTGGCGGTAGCCGTCTTGCTTGGTCAGATCAAAATCGAGACCAGAGAAAGCCAGCCCGCTAATGACTTTCCAGCGGCTCGCGGCGGTTTTGAACTGCACCGTGCCAAAGTCTGGCTCCACCGCGCTAGTAAACACGCGCGAATACGGCCCAGACCCTGTTGGCGCAGACGGTGAGCCGAACAGCAGCGACAACCAGAATGGCAGCGTGTTCATGTCCGCCGCAACAACGACGGGCCCCGACACGTTCACCAAAGTCGGCGCAGGGTCGGTTTCATCGTAAGGGTTGTGAACCGCGTTGCCGAGCTCATCATCCCGCCCCATCCGGCCCGGGTCTTGAAGACCCTCACTGTAGAATGGCAGGCGATGAACATTCGGATCATCACCGAGTGTTTTGAAACTCTCCTGAATCGCCCCAGCGCATTCGCTGAGCTTACCAAGTGCTGAAGCCATGAAGATTACTCCTGAAGTTAAATTGTTGCCCCCGCTAAGCGGCTACGCCGCACGGGGTCGAAGCAGGTTCCGTTGGCTTCGCCAACATGAACCGAGCTCAGGGCTGTTGCCCCTTGCCGTGAATTTTGAGGAAGGCCGAGCCTTCAGCTTGGTTCATATCGGCACCGCCGACGGAACCCGCTAAACAGCGCGACCAGCGCGATAAAAGCGCCTGCAGCTTAGTTCATGCGTCGGTGAAACCGACGTGGAACCCGCTTCATCCCGCGTGAGGCGCAAGCCTCTTAGCGCGGGATAAAAAATCTTACCTTTTTTCCCGCCCGAACAAGTTGCGGCTGGTCAGCGTGATTTCCAGAACCACGCGCGCCGCTGTGATGCCGGGTAGTGGACCTGTCGAGAGGTCCGCCTCTTCCAGTCCGATGACATCGAGCCGATCCCAGAGGGGGTCATCCTCGACCGCCTCAATCGCTGCGCCGAGCGCGTCGAGGCCCGCGTCAAAACCCGCCGTGCGTTTGGCTTCGTCAATCTCGAAATAAATCCATTCAATCACTGCCGCGACGGCCAGCTCGTCTTCGCCCTTGCCATCCGCGCCCAGAAAGCTCTCGATGATGCGGCGGTCGCCGTCGATCAGGTTGACGTAGCCCTTACCCGTTACCCCGCCTGCGCTGACATCCTGAAACACATCAACCAGAGAGCGGTTACGCGGGATGTCACTGGGCAGGGCCGACGACGCCGCCCCCGCCGCCCTCAGCACCGTGTGCAGCCGCTGGCGCGCGGTCTCAATTGCTGTTGGCATCAATCAATCCCCGCTTGGTTAATTTCGCGCGCGAGCTGGCGCGTGTAGTCGCTAAAGAATTTGCGTTCGATCTGGTCAAACGTCGATTGAATATCGAGCCGCTTTTCGAGCCGCGCTTGTGGCACAAGCCAAAACAAAGGCGCGGTAAACGTGCCCTTAGTGTACTTGTTTGTTTTCGTTTTGCGCCGCGTCGTCAGGCGTCCCGTCTTCGTCTGCCCGACCATTTCAACCGCCAAGATTGCAGGGCGATCCCCGCTGGCGGGAATGGTGAACAGGCGGTCGCCGAACTTTTGCCGCGCGTAATCGACTTTAGTTTCGGCCCCGCGCGGATTTGGGAAATCCTCCGCAAAGCCGCCCTTGATCGGAATAGCGAGCAAGCCGCCATCTTTTGACCGGATTGTGACGCCCTCATCAAACGCCGAAACGATGATTTCAGCCTTGGAATAAAGCAGGCCAGACGGCTCCCAAGCCAGACCGCGACGCGGAAACATTTCCGATTGCCACGACTTCTCTAAAGCGCCCAAACCCGCCGCCCGCAAATCGGCGCGCAGCTTATTCTTGCCGTCTGCCATCGCGGTTTCAATAGCCCCGCGATTGGCCGTTAGGACCACTTGGCGAACCTTGTCACGCCAAATCTGATACCCGCCTGTCGCCGCGCGCCCAAACCCCTCAAGCGCGAAGCCGAAGTCCACGGCCTAAACCTCAACCTCAACACACTGGAACGTCCATGTCAGGCGCTTGGGGTCGAGCGAGAGCGGCTTTTCTGTTACGCGCCAGCGCGACAGGACCGTCCCACCAACCGCCGACAAAATGTCCACCGTGTCGCCCTTTGACAGGGCCGACCAGTCCGACTTGCGCACCTGCATTTGCTGTGTGCCCAGCGCGGGCTGGCTAAACATGCCAGCCCCCTGATAAGCCTCATCGCCAGAGGCCATAAAAACACGGCCCGGGGCAGCGTCACCGCCGCCCGCAGGCGTCAGGACCGCGTCATCGGCGCTAGGCGCAGCGTAACTGCCGTCAAGTATTTGCTGCGCCCAAGCTGACATCGTGCAATCCTTTTAGAAGCGAACCGCGTTCGGTTACGTGTTGGCCGCTGTGTCGGCTTCAGCCTGCGCCGCAGCCGCCAGCTCATTTGCGATTTGCGTCGCAACCTCCTCAAGCGCGGTCTTGACGTTTTCGTCATCAAGCTCCGCGAGCAGGTCCAAAGCCCGCTCGGCCTTCGCCTGCCCCGCCTCAGCCGCCAGCGCGCGGGTTTCGGCATCAGCAAGCGCATTTTTAGCCTTGGTAACTTGCCCTTTGAGAGCCGAAACATTCACCGACTCTTGCGCCGTGTCTTCAGTTTTGGCAGGAACACCTGCGACCAGCGCGCCAGTGGCAACGTGCTGCGCCGCTTCTTCATCGTCCAACTCAATCACGTCACCAACGCGTTTTGTGATTTTCTCGCCCGCCTCATCGCGCGCAACAAAGCTACCAAGCAAGATCGTGAACGTCGTAAGCTGTTTTTCTTTGGCCATGAGGGCCTCCATTTTTGAAACTGAAGTTTGACTGGAACAGTCAATAGGACGGCGACGCAGCGCCGCCGCCCAGTGACTGTGCCCTGCGGCTTAACGAACCGTCGCGCGAAACGTCGCGTCGATGCGAAGCGGGATGGTAATTGGCGCAGCTTGCACCTCCGCCACCAAGCCGTCTGGGTTGCGCTCTGGGTAGATGCGCGGAAACAAAGTCGCAGGAATAAGCGAGTCAACGGACTGGATTGCGCCGTAAGCCTGCACCCCTTCCATCGCTGGCGATAGCATCCAGACAGTGTTGGCAGGCATCAAGCTAATCGCGGTGCCATCCGTGTCCTGAACCTGCTGTTCGTAAATCCAGATTTCAAAATCACCGCAGTGACCCACGTAACGCGCGTGGCTAATATCTTCAGGGACAATTGGACCAAGCTCGATGCTAGACGACCCACCGCGCAGGATGTCGAGGCTCTCGCGGAACTCTTCATCTTTACGCGCCTGACGCCAAGCACTGCCCGACATCACGACTGTGCGTGGCGCGACGCCGCACGTGGTTTGAACAGTGGTTGCCCAATCCTCAATGTCACTAATGACGCTAACACCCGTCTCACCCCAGCGGTCAGACCCTGTGAGTACGACTTGATGATCGTCATTGCGGTCAAAGTCTACGACGATTGGCGCGGCGTAATTCTCGCCCGTGAGCGTCACACTACCCGTGTGCAGAATTGAACAAGCCATCCATTCTTTACGGCGCAAAATCATGCGCTCGTAACGCAGGAGGTCATCCAGCGCGATGAGATTAAAGCGTTGTTCAGGCGACAGCTCACCAAGCGGCTGCTCGCCCGCCAGACGCTTCAGGGCGCGACCGGGTTTGATGATGCCGTCTTCCTTGATGTAGGGCGCAGTAATCGACTTGGTGTCGTACAGTTGCGCTTGGTTGCGGTTCGCGCGAACATCTGGCGGCGTAAACGTCGCCATTTTTCGGCTGTCGGCGACCTCATCCCAAAACACTTTTTCCGTGTCAAAAGTCATTTCGAACGGGAAAGCCAGATCGAGAATAAAGGTTGAAGGTCGATAGAGGTTGTACATCGCACCGATTAAAACGGCGGTGGACGCGTTGCGGATATCCAGCATGGGATAAGTCCTTTCAGTCAGGGTTTAGGTGTGTAGCGGCGCGCCGCCGTGGTAGCCGAAGCTGCCGCGTTAAGCGGCGACAGCAGAGACCGTGTGCATCGCAGCGCCCTTCCAAGCGGTCTGCAATTGCTTCAGCGTGACGCCAGACGGCACGGTGAGTTTATTGAAGTCAAACAGGCCCGCGCGGTAGACAATGGCCTCCACATCGCCAGCCGATGCGTCAACAGCATCCTTCAAAACAAACGGCTCAACATCTGCCAGAGCATCCGCCGCCTCGTACTTTGTCGCGGTCGCGCTCTCAGCTAGAACAGTTCCGGCAGCAAGCGTCGCACCAGACAGGATTGTCAGCTTTTGAAAGTGCGGTTGGCCACCAAGCTCGATGAGCGTTGGATCGTAGGTTTCACTTTTGAGGATTTCCATGGAAAACAGTCCTTAATTTCGAGCCAGCCTCGCCAGCCCCTTAAAACAAAGTGGAAAGAAGCCCGCCGCAGCGGGCCCCTAAATTACGCGCGCTTGCGACGTGCGCGGAAACCAGCGCCCTTGGCGAACGCCGCGAGGCTTGCGCCATCGGCTTTGTCGCCTGTTGGACGACCACCGCCAGAGCGCGCGGTGCCGTAGTCTTGGCGGGCGTTGAGGCGCTCGCCGCGTGTCGCAGCGGTGAGCAAAGATTTGGCGACAGACAGTTTAGTGCCTTCACGAGCGAGACCCGCAGCGAGCGCCCGCTGGCCCTGCGCTTGCGGCAGGTTTTGAAAGAGCTGAACCCGCGCTTCCATTTCCTCGTCATCTTCCTCGTCATCTTCCTCGTCATCTTCTTCGGCGTCTGGATCGTCGGGATCAGTCTCGGCATCGGGTTTGTCATCGTACCCTTCAGCCGTGGTTTCGTCTGTTTCGGTTTCGGTGACGGCGTCATCCTCTTCCTCTTCAGCGCCGGCTTCGTCTTCGCCTTCCATTGCGGCGATTTCAGCAGACGCTTTGGTCTGCTGCTTTTTCAGCATGGCGAGGCGCGTTTGCTGCGCCTTGCTAAGCTGTGGTTTAGCGCGTTTGGACATTGTGGGGGTCTCCTTAAAAGTGCCAAATGTTGCGGGGTTAAGTTCGATCAGACGGCCTGCGTCGCGGCGACCAGCGCCTCGAAAGCCTGTTGTTCGCTCATGATCTCATCAACCAGACGAAGATCGTGACCAGACAAATCGGGATTGGAATGCCGCGCACCGTACCAGCGGGCCTCCATCGCGATGACCGCCTCGGCAGACAGTGACGGACGACCCGTGATGACTGCTTCGACGAACCGCTCGCCAGCCTCATCGACAAAAGCCTGCAGGTGCGCGCGGGCATCGTCGCTGAGGTGCTGGAAATGCGCGCCGTCGAGTTTATTGTCGCCAAAGGCAATACCCGTGACCTTGACGCCCTCGGCTTCAAGGAAGTCGGCAAATTCGGTGTGAACGATGCACGCGCCGATGGATCCAACCATACCCGTCGAGGGCGCGACAATCCAAGGACACTGCGCCGCAATCCAGTAAGCCGCGCTGCACGCCATGTCCGCAAACACCCAAATCGGCTTGTCAGCCGCGCGCAGTGTCTCAGTCAGGACATTCAGCCCGTCATGCACAACACCGCCCGGCGAATCCATCCGCAGAAAGATGCCATTCACACGCGGGTCAGCCAGCGCCGTTTGGATGGCGGCATTCAGGCTGTCATAACCGTGATAATAGTGACCGCAGTACCAGTAGCCATTCGACCCGATAGGCGTGTCGAGGTTAAGCGTGGCAATGCCATCTTTTAGCGACATCCCCCAATCCAGATCCTCAACATCGTCGCCCATCCAGAGCGGTGCGTAAGCTGAAAATTCTGGCGCGCGGCTTTCAATATCTTCCATCGCAGAGGCTGGCGACAGCCCTAAGCCCGGTTCATGCGCCGCAGGCGTGGAACCCGCTTCGCCATTCTGCCGCGCAAGCGGCTTAGCAAATGGCCGACTCAAAACCTTCAAGGCTGCCTGCAGCCTTGAAGGCGAGCGCAGCGCGGTTGGTTCCGCGTTCAGGATTTGCTGCAAGACGCCCTGCGCGTGACTGGGGGCCATGTAGACGGGCTGTGTGTTGGTGTGACGCGCCACAAGCGCGCTCAGAGATTGAGGCATGATCTAGGGTCTCGTTTCGGGGTGTTGCGCTTGGTCTGGGTCTTCGCTTTTGACGCCGCCAACTTCGGACAGCGTGGCGCGCACGAAGCCGTACTGCTCGGCGAGCGCGCGTTCTTCGGCTTGGTCGGCGAGGATTTCTTCGTAATCGCGGCCATTTTCCGCTGCGATATTTGTTGCTGAGTCCAGGCCGAGATAGATTTCGAGTGCGCTGGCTTGCGCATTCTTGACGCGGTCGATTTGAGGACGGCCCGGGCCGATGTGACGCCCGTTCAAATAGGCTTGCGGCAGGTCGTCAAAGCTGTGGTCCGCGCCCGACGGCTCCGTGATGTAACCGCGCTCAAACGCCTCTTGGATGACCGCGTATTCAATCGGCGCCAGCGTGTCGCTATCAAACTCAAACCCCTCGCCCGTGACCAGATCCCAAATGCCCGCGAGGCCGTACTGCAGCGAGCTATAATTGACGCCGGACAGGTCGCCCGTGAAGGTTGGCGCGTCCATGCCGAGGCCGTTGGCGATGCCGCGATGGACCGCGCCCGCGAATTGATCAAAGCCACCCGTGTTGCGTCCGCCAGTTGGCACACTGACATCGTCGCCGGGGGCCAGAACAGGCAGCAGGTTGTCGCCGATGCGATAGCCGTCCGCCGCAATTTCGCCGCGCACACTTTGCCAGCTTTGCACCTGGCCCGCCAAATCACCGCCGCCTTCGAGGCCCAGCGACTCGGCCACCGCAATCGGGTCAAAGTTTGATTTCACGAAGGCCGCGAACAGCGCGTTGATAATTGCCGCGCCAAGTTCCGCCTCTGTAAACCGTTGCACGTCACGAAACGCGATCAGGATTGAAGCGAACGCTGAAAGCCCGCGCACCTGTTCGGCGCGGTCGGCGGTAAAGCCGTGGACCAGAACGGGCCGCCCGTCGCCGTCAAAGCGCGGCAGCTCGTCCCACTCAAACGCCCACGCGCCCATCGCCACGTCGCCTTGGTGAAATCGGCGAATGTCGTAAGCCGTTGGCTCGCCATCGTCGCTAAAATGGATGCCTTGCCGCTTTTGCGGGGTATCAGGCATGTCGTTCGCGTTGCCGAGCCGTTCAGGGTCAATCAGCTGTAAACAGGTGGCGTAGCGCGTGCCGCGATTGGGACGCCAGCGAATCGCTGCCGTGTTTTCGCCCGCCGTGTAGCGGTCGGCGTACATTACGCGCTGCATCTGGCCGTAGGACATTTCGCGTCCGATGTCGCACTGGGGCCGCATGCCGCCGCCCCAGAGCGCCAGCTCGCGCTCAATCGCACGGCCAAGCTCGCGCGCCTGATCCGTTGAAATGCCGAGCGCTTCATGGTCAGGGCGACAGCGGAACCGCCGACCCTTTCCGATGACGCGGGCAATCTGTTTCGTCTGCGCGCCTTTGGCGTTGCCATTATTTCGGACAAGGTCACGGGCGCGGGCCGAGGTTGGCTGGCGCGCCCCCATCGTCTCATTACTGGAAGGGATGGAGAATGACGGCCACGCGCGGGTTTGCTGGCGATCAGAGCGCGCGCCCTCAAAGCCCCCGCCACCGCCAAAGCCGCCACCGAAACCACTGTAAGCCGACGCCCGCAAAGGCGCGCCGTGGCGATCGAGCAATTTGGTCATTTAGTAGGTCATCCGGCGCGCGGCGTAAGGGCTGCGCTGTCCCTGCAAGCGCGCCAGCTCAATCCGCGTGCGCGCCTCTAGCGTGTCCAAGTCGAGGCCAGACGATTGCTGGTACTCAATCACGTGACCATCGTAGGAATGTTTTGACACGCGCTTGCCAGAGGCAAAATCAACGCGGGCTTGGTCGATTGAAATCAGGCGTGTTTGTAGCGCGGCAATCCGTTCTGCACTCATTTTGGCTTACTCCGGTTTGCGGCAGCGTTGGCTGCGCGTTGTTTGGCGATCCAGTCCGGCACGGCGGGCGCGGCGGATGGGTTGGCTTTGCGGGTTTCAAAAGTCTGTGTGCGCGCGTCGCCCGCTTTGATGGGGTCATCCCCAATAGGCAGGTTCACGGCGTCGTCTTCGCCCTGTGTCGGCATTTCGGTCGGGCCGTTCGGGCTGGCAAAAGCCAGCAGCGGCGCATCATCGACGGTGCGCTTGGCACGGGCCGCCGCGAGCGCATCCCATTGGTCATGCGTCCAACGGTCAAGCCCTTTTTCAGACGCCGCCGCGAGCGCGTAAACTGCAATGTCGGTGCCTTCATTCTTCTTGCCCTTGGGATGGTCCCAGACCTCTGTGCGGGTCCGGCCCACGGTGACGGGCTTCAGGTACTCAACCGTCAATTCTTCGAGCAGGCTTTGCGGCGTTTCAGGTGGCAAAAACATCGCACCTGGTTCGCGCTTGCCAGAGGCCGCGCTCGCCATGGCCTGTTTGTAGCCGTGATAGATCCGTTTCTTGGCGCGGTGTCCGCCGACCAACCAGAACGGGATGGACACTTTGCGCTTGCCGACCGTGCCTTTTTTGCGGTTGCCGCGTTCGATCAGCGGCGCATCCTGTTGCTTCGCGCCCTTGATGGCCATCAAATTGGCGAGCCGCGCAATCTGCCCGTAAGTGAAGGTCGTGTAATGCCCTCCCGTATCGACGGCGCAAGCATCAGGGACCAACTCAACCGTATTGACCGACGGCCATTCGCGGCTGCGAATATGGCTCAGCGCTGCCCACGCGGCGGGATTGTCTGGCACAATCTCAATCGTGCCCCAATCGACCAGCGCGCCATTCACCGCAGGTCGCCCCGGTGAGGACTCGCCATGCTCGGCAGGGCCCCACGCGTACAGACCCCATTGCAAATAGGTGCTTTGCACGTCGAAGGCCATCGAGGTCAGGCACGCCCAAGACGGGATCTCGCCGCGCCGCAGTTTTGCGACGCGCTGATAATCCGGATTAGCAATCGCCTCAGCGAGCTGTTCGGCTTTCGGGCGATCCATCGCGGGTTCGTAAGGCCGCGCCAGAACCTGCTGGTAGAAACTGACCAGATTGTCAGGGTCGGCGTCTGTAGCCAGCCACTTTTGCCAGATGACACTCCACTGCGCGAACGGCGAGATGCCCTGCCACCAGTGAAAACTGGGGTCGCGGCCCTCACTTGTGCGGCTGCGCCAGTGTTTGATCTGGTCAGGCGCGATCAACTCTGGCGGCTGTGGATTGCCTGGGTCGGTTGACGCGTAGTCTTTAATCCACAGTGCTCCACGACGCCGCGCCCAATCGTCTGGCCACTCAGTCACGGGCATTGCCGCGTAAGGATGCTCGACCAGCATTTCGGCCAGATCAGTGCGCTCAAGCACCGACCCGCAGCACGGCGAAACGAACCACGGTTCAGGCTTTTCGATCGCGCCCGCTTTCGGCCCACCCATCTGTTCAAACTTCAATACAAACCGCACATCGCAGTGCGGGCATTGCATGTAGTAGCGGCGCAGGTCGCGCATTTCGACCTCGTGCGTGACGAGGCATTCGCCGACTTCGTTCGTTGTCCCCGCGCCGATTTCCTTGGCTTCATCGCCCCAGCCCGATTGACGCTCGCGCGCCTGTGGCAGGGGCTTACCGCGTGTGCCAACTTCCAGCGGCCACGATGACGGCTCCTCACAGACGAGCAGGCCGAGGCTGGTCGATTGCAGGTCTTTCTCAATTCCCGCCGACAGGATTTTCAGAAAGCCCGCGCCAGAGCGGAACTGCTTACGGGTTGTGGTCGACCCGTCATCGCCTTTCGCGCGGGTTGGTAGGACTTCGTATTTCAAGCACTCGGTTACATCGACCATCGGCTGAAACTGCTCGCGATTATAGTCTTTCGCCTTATCGCCAGACGGGCAGTAAATGCCAATCGAACGGGGCTGTGTGTCGATGCAGTGGCCGACCGCGTTGTTCATGCACTGGGTCTTGACCGATTGCGCCGAGGCCGCGACCCAGCAGGTCTGCGCGGGGTAATCGACGCCCATGCAATCCATCACTTCGCGCGAAAACGGCGCGGCGCTCGTGCGCCAAGGCCCCGGTGTGCGCGCGCCAGAGGCAGCGGAGATGACACGGTGACGGTCGGCCCACTCACTCACGGTCATTTGCGGCGGCGGGCTGGCCTTGGCCGCGATAGAGCCACAAACGAAAGCGGCCCCACATGCGAGGCCAAGGATGTTTTTCATGCCGGATGACTGTCCTTGAGGCGAGTATGAAATGAACCCGCTCGAAACACCTATGGCAGGACAGCCGGAGACGCCCCTTGTCCGGCGGGGCTGCGTGGGAGGTACACTCGAGCGGGTAGAAGGTGCGCCCTGTCACCGCCGTAGGAACGGCGACAGGGCTATGCGAGGTCTGAACGTCAGGCGCGACGGGTCAGACTTTGCAATTTCGTGTTAATCGTTGGCGGCCTGTGGCAGCGCAGGCGCGCGACCCCCGCGCCGCATTCGGTGAGCGTGCGCGGTGAGCGTGGCAATGCGGGTTTTGGTGACGGACTTGCGCTCGTCACCCAGTTTGGAGCCTGTGTCCGCCGCGACATCGACCATGCGGGCCTGTAGCGTGCGGCTGAAGGCTTTGATGGCGAGGCGCACAGTGCGCTTGGCGTCATCGTTCAGCTTTAACTCTTTGGCGATTCGGTCGGCGGTTGGGCCCGCCTCACTGCCCTCGGCCATGCGCATTGCGGCGAAAATCTCGCCAATCATCGCATCGACGGGGTCGCGCTCAATCAGGTTGCCCTTGATGATTTCGAGTTCGATCTCAGCCTTTTCGGCTTGCGCGTGCATCTGGCGCTGTTTGGCTCCGATGGGGGCGATGTTGGTGTCGTCATCCTCGCGCGCTGTGGCGAGACGCGGCGCAGGTGGCTGCGCTGCGGGTTTGGTTTCGGTTGGGTCAACGCCCTGCATCACGCTGCGCAGGCCGTTGGCTTGGCGATGGGCGGCAACTTCGCTGAGCAAGACCTTGGGGCGCGTGGCGGTCCCGAAGCGCTTGAGTTCGTAGCGGTCGAGATACTCGGTGAGCGTCGGACGAGAGATGGCGTCGCCCGCCTCAGCCAATTTGCGCTGGCATTCTGAAATCGAGATCGGGACTTCGCCACCAGACATCGCGCTAACTGTCATCTCCGTAGGTCATGTGTAGGGCTTTCGACGGACACCCAAATAAAAAAACGCCCACGCGCTTCGGCTGCCCACATAGTGTTTTGCTCAGGAAGGACCCGCGCCGCACCCCGAAGTGTCGGTCTGTCGGCTGCAAGTGTCGGAATGTATTCCTCATCACCGCATCTCGGTTCCCAGTCAACCGCCCACCGCAAATAATCTCACTCAACCCGCACCCCCAACGGCCCAGCCGCCGCGCAAAGCCCAGCCACCATCGCACAACGCAGCACATCCTGCACATCCTGCTTCCGCCCCACACAAAACCCTACCCTCACCTCCTCCAGCGTTGCCCCGCCCCGAATCACCCGCGCGAGCACCCGCCCCGCCGAATCACCCGCCGCTCGCAAACGCAGACCGCCCGCCGCCGCCTCACGGTCCGCCGCGCCCTCAAACGCCGCCCAGACCACATCCCGCTGCGTCCCGCGATCTAGCCCAGCAACCATGCCGCCATCGCCCGCCGCCCGCCGTGCTTCGTTAATCGGCGCAGGTCCAAACGTCGACACCGCCGCATTCTTGACCGGCTTGCGCCCCTCCGCCGCCTTGCGATAGACCGCCCGATTGGCCGCCCGCGCTGACATCCGCCCCCCCATTTGCAGCGCCGCTACATCGCGGCTCATCGGCGCGCGCGCTTCCAGCAGGTCACACATCGCCACCCCGATTGAGAAATACACAGGCGAAAACAAGTCACACCGCGCCACCAAAACCGCCAGCGGGTGCGCCTTGACCCCGCGCCGGCGATAGCCCTGCATGACCTCTGCCATCGTGGCGCGCTTGGCCTCAATCGCCGCCCGCGCTTGGTTGGATAGCCGCGTCACATCGCCAATCGCTTGGTCAATCGGCACCCCGCCAACATAGAACTGCCCCGCCAGTTTCAGCCCGCGCAGCTCAGCCAGCCGCGCCGTGTGCTCGGCGAGCTGCTGGGCGCGTGATCTCTGTTCTGAACGGCTAGATGCGGCTTTGCCGCCGCCCTTCGAAGCGGGTTCCGCGTCGGCGCTGCCGTCGCATGAACCATGCTCAGGGCTGGGTCCCCCATGTTTCGAGTAGTGTGCACTTTTTGCAATTCGCTCACCCGCATGACCGTCCGCGTTCTGCGCCTTACCCACGTCACCCACATCCCCCGAACCGCGTTCCGCTTTCGCGTCTGGGCGCAGGTCTGCCACGTAAGCCCGCGCCGCTTCGGCATCATCCGGCATTGCCCGCTCAATCGTCAATTTCCCCTTGCCTGCTGTTTGATCGCTCATCGTGAAATCTCCGTTTTTTCCGTTTTGGGCGCATCACGCCGCGTTGTGAGCATCAGGCCCAAATATCCCATTTCCATCGCTGAACTGAACAGGCCGACCCCCGATTGCTGTTCGATCAGGGTGCGGCGCTCGTCATCCGCCACCCTCACGATCAGCCACCCGTCAAGCGTCACAATTTGCGAGCCCAAGAGCAGCTCGAGCAGCTTGCCCCGCCGCTGCCCCGATGGCTCGGCAACCGCCGCCAAAGACGCAATCAAATTTCGTCCCTCGCGCGTGTGTACGCGTAAGGGTTGGTTTCCTAGAGGGGTATTATCTATACTATGCGCGGTGGACAGAATGTCCGAGTTGAGTGACAGAATGTCCGAGTTGAGTGACAGAATGTCCGAGTTGATCTCGACAATTCCACAGGCTTCAACCGTCAAATCAACCGTCTCAATCAAGCCCGAAATGGACACTTTTGCGGGCCAATTTTCGAACGCTTGATCCAGCTTGTTTTGCGCGTCTGAAATCTTACGCGCGGCCCCGTGATGCCCCTCCGCCAAACATGCCGCGCGCACCGCCGCCAGCATGTCACCACAGACAACAGCCGAGGCACTGGCACCGATCAGCTTGCGCTTGCTCGCCACACGCCGCGCCCCACCCATCACGGCGCGCCGTGCGCGGCCACAGGCGGACGCAACGGCGGCGATTCGCTCCCAATGCACCCGAAACGCCGAAACCGCCCCCGCGCCGCCCTTGGGCGCTTTCAGGCGTAGCACGAGCTGGTCATGCGCTGGCCCGCCCAAATCATCCAGAACCCGCGACACGGTCCGCACATCAACGCGGGCCGTCGCGGCGAGGCCATCAAGGCTGACAACACTGCACAGGGTCGCCTGATCGGTATAAACCGCCAACGCCTCAACCACGGCCAGCGGCGCGCCTTTCAGCAACCAACTACCCTTGATGCTCAAAACCGCGCTTAGCATTATGCGGGTCCTTCGCTGTGCGAAGGCGCGCCAAGCGGGCCGCCCGTCTGCGCTTCGCTTGACGCTGGACCATGCTCAGGGCTGTTGCTGCGCGCCAACCGCGCCGCCATCCGTGCATTCAGCGCATCTAGTTCTAGGTTGAGCTCATCGGTTCTGCGGTTCCAGTGGCGCATCCAGTTATCCACTTTGCCCAGAACATACCCGCAAATGACCAGTGAGCCGTAAAACGGATAGATCGCCAGCAACCAAAGCGCGCCAACAATAAACGCAATATTGCCGATTATGACAGCAGCCAGAATTATTGTTCTTTGATTGCTTTCGCTAATCATAACCCGAACCCCGTTCGATTTTTTAGTCATAGCTTCCCCGTGTGCGTCTTTTGACGCGGTAAAAATCATTTGAAAATAGAGGCTTAGTTTTGTGCCGCGCTAAGAGGCTTACGCCTCACGCGCCACGCAGCGGGCTCCGCGCTACGCGCATGAACCATGCTCAGGGCTGTCCACCCTTCGCCGCGCGCCTTCGTCCTAGGGCGCGGGATCTATGGCGGGATCAGGATACGGTGCGGATGGGTCATGTTTCCTGCCCTCCCTGATCCGTTATCGCGGGAGAGGGCGAAGCAGGTTCCGCGCTGCGCGCATGAACCGGGCTCCGGGCTGTTTTACCTTCGCCGCGACGTTGACGCGCGAGGCGACTGGTGACCTCCGCGAGCTGCGTGTCCGTCATCGTAATCGGCTCAATCCCGCCACCCGAAATTGTGATTGTGTTGCCGTTATCTGTTACCGTTACGACCATGACTATGACCCCACAATCATCAAAACATCGGAAGCATGACGGCCAGCAATTGCGGTGCAAAGGCGGTCAATCACGCCTTGGTCTTCGTATTTCAGCGCCTCAATTAGGTTCATCGCCAGATCCGCTGTGTCCGTGTTATCAATCTGAATGTAGGCGGGGCATTCATGCGCCTGCCTATCGAACAGCCACGCCTTCAAGTCGCTTTTCTCCTGTCCATTCATGTGCGCGTTGGTCTCAACCAAAGCTTTCAGCTTTTCATACTGCTTTGCCATCTACTCTCTCCTCAAACGCGCAGGGGCATCATCACGATGCGCTGTGTTGTATCCTCGACGCCGTCGCCGCTCACGACGCCTAGGCGCGTGGGCGACATCGAATCGGCCACGGTCCAGCGCAGCGCGCCGTCGCCCACCGCCGCAAGCGCATCGAGCACGTATTTTCCGTTAATCCCAAACGGCTGCAGCCCCTCCGAGACCTCGGCGTCAATCTCTGCTTCGGCACTAAAATCGGTCTCGTTCAGGCTCAACCGCAGGCCAGACGCCCCGCGCTCAAACTTCACGCTACTGGTGCGCTCACCCGAACCCGACATCACGGTTTCAACCGCAATTTTCAGCTTTTCAGGGTCAAAGCCGCTAATATTCGCGCCATCTTCTTTGGGAATAACGCGGCCATAATCGGGATAATTACCATCAATCACTTTGGAGCTAAGCGTTTCCGCCCCCGCATTGGCGCGCACGATATTGGCAAATCCGCCCGCCGACGCATCAACAAAGGTTAGCGTTACATCGCCATCCTTGGCGCGCACGCACATCGCCATCAAATGGACCAGCGTTTTGCGCGGGTAAATAATGCCTTTCGTGTCGGCACCGCCCGCCATTTGAACGTGCCCCAATCGGTGTCCATCCGTTGCGGTGAACAGGGTCACGTCTTCGCCTGGCTCAATGTAGACGCCGTTCAAATAATACCGCGTCTCTTCGCGCGACACCGCGTGCGCCACTGTGGACAGCGCCGCGTGCAGGGCCTCGGCCCCAAAGGTCAGCACGGCGTCATTGTCGCCCTTGCCGCGCGCCATCAAAGCAAAATCAGTTGCAGGCAGCGTCGGCAGCTTTACCTGCGACCGCCCCGCCTTGATCAGCAACCGCCCCTCTTCAATCCACACCGTCGCCAAACCGCGCATCCGGCGCAGCACTTTAGCCAGCTCGGACGCGGGCGCGCACACCGCGCCATCCTCAACGCCTGACACAGCAAGCGTCTGCGCCGCCTCAACATCCAAATCCGTCGCCGTCACCGTGAGGGCATTGCCCTCTAGCCGTAGCAGCATCATCGTCAAAATGGGTAGCGTCGATTTACGCTCCGCCGCGCCCTCAACCGCCACCACCGCATCGCGCAAGATACTGGCATCAATCTCAAATCTCATCATCTCTCTCCAAACAAATCATCACCCGTTGCGGCTTTGCGGTCGCGGGCTTCAATTAAATCCTCTAGACCGCGCACGGCGGCGACGAAGCCGACCCGCTGCGCGCCCATCCACAAGCCAATCACGTCGACGCCGTTGGCGCAGGCGCTGCACCGTGCGCCCCGATGGCCGCGCTCTTCCTTCAGGCCGCACGGCGCGCCGCACGGGCAATCCCATCCGGCACGGCTAGACCCTTTCAGGCGCAGCGCCGTGGCCACCTCCCCAAAACTCAACTTCGCCTTCACATCCGCCTTACGCAGATCCAACGCACTTGCCTTCGCCGCGCTGGTAGAATGGCCGAATAGATTAGTCATCGGACGCCTCCATCGTGAACGTATCGCCAATGGTGGTGATGATCAGGCCGTCTGCCGCGATGGCGTTGCGCAAATTATTGACCCACATCACGACAGCCAGCTTGCCGCCCGCAGGCGAGGTCAGCTTGCTAATCGCCTCAGACGAAACGGGCTGTCCCGCAGACAGCATTTTAAACAATTTTTGCAACCGATTGGGCAGGCGATAATGGCGCTTTCGGTCCATCTCAAAACAAAGCGATTTGTCTTGCGCGCTGGCCGCGTTGTGAAGCGGGTCAGCCGTGCGTGTTTCGCTTGACGATGGCTCGATAATGTCCGGCGATTGATCCAGTGAGTTCATCGCAACATCGGACGGCTCAGCACTGCAGTCCATCGCATCCAAAAAGGGCGCGCGCGGCGCCGCTGGCACTGGCCGCGCTGATTTACGACCAGTTGCACCCGCGCTCGGCCTGGCGCCCTGCAGTGGCCCATCAGCGCGTGGCATATCACGCGCGTCCGTTGCTGCGTCAGATCCAGCGTCTGGCGTGTCAGAAAAAACGCGGCCCTCAACCGCAAAATATTTGCGATTCGTAAGCGTAATCTCGATGTCATCGTCACGCAGTTTTGCCCGCAAGCCCTTAAGTATCGTCTTCGCATTACCCTTCGTCAGATACCGATCAGGCGGGGCATCGCGCAGTGCGTCAAGGTCATGCCCGCGCCCATATTTCAGGACGCTCCAAAACTGCTGCTCACGCGGCGCTAAACGATCGGCAACAGCTTGCGACAAAACAATCACACGCGCAGGTGGCGAGGCCGTCACAGGCACAGCATCGACAACAGGCGCAGCGGCGCTTTTCGTATCCTCTTCTTCCTTTATGACGACCTGATAAAGACCCGCGCCAACATTCACAAAGTCTAATGAAATAGCCGCAAACATGCGCCGCAACGTGGTCAAGTGGTCGCGCACATCTTGATATGCCAGCGGCTGACCCGCCCGCACATTCGCCAATTCATCCAGTGAATGCGGCGCGCCATCGCTAAAAATAGCCCACAAGTGGGACTGGCGCGGGCTTAGGGTCAGCAACAGCTTTTCAGGCACATCAAACACGCTTTTGGCGTGCGGCTTAACGCCCGCCAGCGGCGTCACCTCATACCCGCCATGTCGGCTTGTGATCTGGTACGCCCGCACAACTTTTTTGCGTAGATTTGAAATAATCAATTGCGCATTCGTTTGAGATAGCGTGCCATCGTCACCGCTCGCACGAATATCATCCAACGGGACGTGCTGGCCAAACTTCAGCAAATCCCAAACGGCGCGCTCACGCCCGTCAGACTTCAAGTGGGCGCCAATGGGCAGCAGGAATGGATTAGGGGAGTTATCTTGGGACGGGCTAGACGCAGCTTCGCTGCCGCCCGTCGAAGCGGGTTCCGCGACAGGCTTCGCCTGCGCATGGTTCGATGTGGTCCGGCAATCGGTCCTGTGGACCGATTGCAACATCGGACGGCTCAAGGCTGCATCCTCGTCGTCATCCCGTGCGGTTTCAGCCGCGTCAGTCGCCGCGCGATCAGCAGGCGCATTGCGCGCGAGTAGCGCCTCTAGCCGTGAAATCCGCGCCTCCATCCGCGCGAACGCTGGCCCGTCCCAAAACTGACTCATGACACTACTCCCTCAGTTTGCTTCATCTTTTTCTTCACAATCGCGATCTGTTTGCCGACATCCCACAGGCCAGCGCCGACGCCGGGCAGGACCGCCCCGCGCGCGCCCGCCACGGTCGCGACAGGGGCGGCAAACGCCCAGACCCAGCGGCCAGAGGTCCAGTCCCCGACAGGGCGGATCAACTTGCCGTGATAATCACTCCACTGAACCTCTGTCTGGCCGTAACCGACGCGCGCAATTGGGCCTTGCGGGCTGGGCAAATATTTATGGCCCTCGCTGTCGAAGCGGAAAATCCGAACTGTGTCTGTAATGTTCAGGCCGTCCGTGCGAAATGCCGCGACCAGAACCGCCGAGCCGACCATCTGGCCCGCCTCGGCTTTCAACTCGCGCAGGCCGAGGTTCCAGTCCTCGAGCGGATGCCCCGTCAGTTTCGCAATCGCACCGCGCGCCGCGTCTGAAATATCATCTTGCTTGACGGCGGACGTGCCACAGTGCAGCCCAATCCGCTGCCCAATCATCGCGCCGGGCGGCGGGAACGAACAGGTAAAGCCCCACGTTTTCCCAGATGCCACGAGCTGACAAATCGGCGTGCGCCGCGTCACCGCCCACTTGCGGCGAATATCGCCGTGGCGATGCCAGCGCGCATCATTTGGGCTGCCCGTGCCTTGATGGTTAAATTGTTTTGTCACGGGTTTTGACCTCCCGCTAAGCCGCTGCGGGGAACGGGAGATGAAGCAGGTTCCGCATCGGCGCTTTGCGCCGTGCATGAACCGGGCTCAGGGCTACTGTTGAGCGCCTCCTCGATACCTCCGAGCCGCCCCAGCAGTAAAAATAAAAGTATTATCACAGCGAAGGATGCACAATACTGCACACCCTTAAAGTCACCATCGCGATGCGCGCTCGCCATCCCGACCATAAACAAAACAGCACACAGCCACTGAGCGGCGACAGCAGCAGCCTCTACAATCTCCATCACAACCCCCTCCCCGTCGCGGCGCAGAGCCGCCTCACCTCTGGGCGTGTGCAGCCTGCGCCGCGTTGCCAGCGGAACCACGCGTGACGGCGCGATTGGGTCTGCTTGTCTTCTTCAGGAAAGCCATCGCGGTGCATGTCGAGCCGGTCGGCAAACGGAAAGAACCCCGTCAAATGCCCACGATCAAACAGTTCCGCGCGGCGCGTCCCACCCGCCTGAAAAAATGTCGCCTCGAGCAGCATGTAAACGCGCGGGACCAGTTCTAGCGCGTGCAGCGCAAACGCCTCGGCGCGGCTGGCGCGGTGCTCGTCTGCCCCGTAGGGCGGATTGGTGACCAGCGCGGTACAGCCTTGGTAGCGCGCACTGTCACCGACCCACAACCGAACCGCGTTCGGCGTCCAATCAAAGAAATCCTTATGCCATTCGGGCATCATCCAGGCGGGATCGCGCGGCGTCCACGCCTTACCTTTCCAGCGCTCACCGTAATAATGCAGGTCACTGGCGCGCACTTTGTGACCCGCATATCCCATCACGCCCGCAATGGCCCCCGGACCACACGCAGGCTCTAGTATCAGACGCGGCTGACCCTCGGTGCGCAGCCAAGGGTCAACATCAATCAGCGCCAGCGTCGCCAGTTCAGGCGTTTCATAAAGCTGCGGATCGGCATGGCCGTAAGCATTGGCTTTGAGGTGGATCATTTGCGCGTCACCTGCTGTGCAGGTGCGCGCGAAGCGGGTTCCGCGCTGGCGGCTTCGCCTTGCGCATGAACCGGGCTCAGGGCTGTTGCTTTGCGCGCGCCAGCAGAGGTGGGCCCGCTACCAACGCCCTCGATTAAATAAGGACTGCCCAAATTAACCGAGGCCTTACAAACCAGTGTAATTACAAAAGGCTGGCCCGCCTTGATGTTCTGAACCTCAATTTCGGTCCCCCGCCTCGAGGCGGTCACATCTTCACCATCCAAGAAAATGCGAGCGTGACGCGAGGTCTCGCAGTGCGCCTGAATGTGCAGCCCTTGGCGCGGCACAACTTGCCCGCCCAGCGCCGTGATGATTTTGTTTTTGATGTGACGCCAACTCATGACACGCCCTCCGCTCTAACCAGACGCAAGGTTGGACCGCGTGGGCGGAGTTGAGTGACAGCATCAGGCGAGACATCGAACGGGTAAGCGTCGCCGCACCCCCCGCACGCATCGGGATGCGGCGACGCCACTAAAGCCCCAGTAGCGACAGGGCCTTGGAAGACCAGAGCCGTGCAAGAGAGACTCACACTCCGCGCCATTTGCTCGCCCGCGACCAAGTAAAGCGCGCGATCAAACAAAACGCCCTGCAAGTCACAAAAGCCGCGCGCCGCAAGCGCATCGTGGCCTAAATATTCTACAACACGCATGACACAGCCTCCGCCGCAGCGGGAACACAGCCCTGAGCATGGTTCATGTTGGCGCAGCCAACGGAACCTGCTTCGACCGCGTGAGGCGACAGCCTCTTAGCGCGGTTAAAATATCTCCCCCGCACCTCACCCCGCGCGCGACGCTCACAGCTTTCCTCGCGCGCGCATTGGTGCGGCCACGCGCAATCATTGCAGTAATCCCGCTCGCGCGCGATCCACAGCAAGCCCTTGTGACCATCCCCGTCCGCCAGCACTTGAATCGCCGCGCCGTCATTTATCCAGCGCCAAACCATCCACCCCGCGCCAACGCGCAGCATCCGCACATCCGCGCCCAAATCATAAAACCGCAATCCCGTCATCACGCCGCTCCCGTCAAAGTTTCAACCAAACCGCTAAGTTGCGCGCGCAGCGCCTCAACCGCGCCCAACGCCTCGGCGCGCTCACCGTCTGTCAAATCATTATCGGCCAGCGCATCGGCGAGCGTCCCAACCAGATCCCCCGATTGCCGCGTGACCGCACCCAAATGCGCCAGCACGGACGCGCGCGGGCCATCCTCTGGCGCCAGCGCGGCTTGGTAATAGGCAAGGATTGGCGTCTGCCCGCTGGCATCAAAACAGAGCTGGTCGAGCGCGATGGCATCATCCAAGCGTAACATGTCAGGCTTATTCGGATTGGCTGCGTGCGCGACGGTGTAACGATCCCGCCCCAATGCCAATGACGCATTCGTCACCCCGCCAAGGGGTTTTGCCGCGCGCGTAATAGCAGACTCTAGAGACAGCGGCGCTTTTGGCGAGGTCATGGTTTTGACCCGCCCTGAGCGCGACGCGCAGCGGGTCGAAGCAGGTCACCCGCGCTATCGCGCGATGGACCAAGCTCAGGGCTGACCCCACTCTCTGCATCCGATTGGGCTGGCGTTGCCGCCCCTGCTGCGTCAGATTGTGCGGCATGACCACACACACTTTTTGCTTTCAAGTCGGCCGATTTCACGACAGGCTTCCAGTCGGCCCACGCGACTTTGCCGCCCGTCCCCTGTTCAATTTGCACCTTGACCGTATCAGACGGCACCGCCCCGCGCTTCAAGCGGGCAATGTAGCTGCGCGAGACGCCGCATTGCTGCGCCGCCACTTCCTCTGTCAGGCCCGAAGCCTCAAACCAATCCGTGAATCTCATGATTGAGACTGTTATTGACAATAACTGTTACCGTCAAGCACAATGTTATCGACACCAACAGACGCCAAACACGGCCCGTGCGATACTGCCAAGTATGTCAAACGAGCCTGCAAAATTGTACTTCAAAGAGTGGCGCAAAGCCGCTGGGCTCTCGCAAGAAGCGCTGGCGCTTCGCATTGGCTACGCGCGATCATCTATCGCGGCGGCAGAAACGCGTCCCTACAATATTACGCTGGCGTTCATGGAGGCGCTCCGCATTGGCGTTGGCGCGCCCTCCGTCCCCGCCCTTTTCGAGCATCCAGATGGCAGCAAAGCAGAGAGCGCCGAACTGCTAGATTACTTTGCCGACGTACCCTCGCGCCAGCGCAAACTGGTTGTCGACATGGCGCGCGGTCTGGCCGAACGGGACAAGACAGAGTACGAGCATGAAGACGCGACAAGTAAAGGCTGAGGCATGACCGAAGCAAGCAAATCCAAACAATCAAAATCCGCACAACCATCTGGCTTTCCCGCCATCGGTGCGGTGCTGTTAATCATGAGTTTTTCGATTTACTTCTTTATCGCCGCCAATTTTCCAGAGGCGCTGGCAGTGTTTGAAAGCGGAACATTATCAACCGTTATGGCGGGCATGGACATGGATACGGTCGTCCTGTTCTGGGCGCACTATTTCGCTAAGATCGGCCTAATCGTCGGACCCCTGTTCATCATCGGCGGCGGGATCATCAACGCCATTCGCAAAAGCTAGGCGATGAAAGCGGGCGACTGGTGGGGGCTTGGCGCGTTCGCGGTCATCCTGCTACTATTCTTTGGCCTACCAGCTTGGCAATGGCATCTCAGTGAACAGATTGTACAGCGCCCAATATAATAATCAGAGCAATTAAACCCCGCGCGCAAAACATAAATCCCAACATCAACAACCCTCCAGAATCACGGCGCATCACGCCAATCGTGAGGGCCGTTAGCGCGACACCTGCCGCGAAGAATTGTTATTGTTCATAACTTTTTTGCTTGCAATTGTTATTATTGATGACATAACCCATCCCATCAACCCGATGGGAGGCAACGATGCCACACACAAAAACAGACAATCCGAACGCGGTTCGCGGCCCGCGTTACGCCGCCACGCCAACCGCTGCGCTACCGATGAATGTTGTCATTGGCCTGCGTGAGGCCAGCCGAGGCCGCCGCATGGTCCGCGACGCGGGCCACGCCCTAAACGGCATCAGCGCCGACGCGCGCCTAAACGCCATGCCGCTCTACCGCCAGCTACAGGCGCAAAGCAACACCCTCACACGCGCCGCCCTCGCCGAATTTGAACGCCACACGGCATGTGAGCGTATTTTGGACGCGCTAGACGCGGCGACGCCGCCGCGCGCCGAAGCAGGTTCCGTTGGCTGCGCCAACATGAACCAAGCCGCTGGTGCACCCCTCCCACGACTAGAGGCGCGCGCGGCAACAGCCCTGAGCCCGGTTCATGCGCGCTGCGCGGAACCCGCTTGCGCGCCTTCGCACAGCGAAGGACACGCATAATGAGCACCATACAATTCAACCCCGACTTCCTGCGCGCACTGCACGGCGCGCCTGACGCCACCAAAGCCGACCTGTCGCGAACGGCGGGCATTAAGCAACCAAACTTCAACCGCACGTTGGACAGCCACCGCGCGCAAAACCTCATCGTACAAGACAGCCTCGCCCTGACCCCCGAGGGCTTGACGCTGGCCGGTATCGGGCAAGCGTCCTTCACGGACCCGATACCGGCCACCCCTTCAAATGACGGCACAATCCCGCTCGACCAGATCGCGCGCAGCCCGCTTAATTACCGCAAGCAATTTGATGAGGCCGAGCTGGAAGACCTCGCCGCCAGCTTGCTGGAAAAAGGCCAGATGCAAAACATCGTCGTGCGCCCCGCGCCAGACCACATCGACGCCGCCTTTGAAATCGTCGCGGGCGAACGCCGCTGGCGCGCGCTGATGCTGCTGGCCCAGCGCGGTGACATCGCCAAGAACCACCCCGTCATGGCGCAGGTGCGCGAGCTGACCGACATTCAAATGCTGGAACTGGCCGTCACGGAAAACAGCTTGCGCCAAGACGTTCACCCACTGGACGAGGCGCGCGCGATTGCCGACCTACAGGATGCCCGCCTTGCCGCCAGTGACGGCACCGCAGAGGCTCGCGCCGTGTGCCGCGAAATTGGCGAAACGCTAGGCCGCACCGAACGCTGGGCACAGATCCGCGTGAACCTCGCGCCGCCTGTCGCCCACCGTCGCCGACGCCTTCTACGCGGGCGTGTTCAGCAGCGTGAAATGGGCCGACGAACTGGGCCGCTGGCCCCACGAGCTGCAAGACGCGGCGCTGACGGAAATTCAAAGCGAGTGGACAGATATTCGCAATCGGGCCGGACTGAAACGCTGGCTTTCGGGCGAGGCCATCCCCGTCGGCAAACAGGCCTTCACAGTCGAGGATTACCTTGCGCGCGGCGGCCACATTACCGACGCCGACGAAGACGGCGAACGCCATTTCACCAATTCAGGGCTGGCGCAATCACTGGCCCGCGACGCGGCAGAAGCGACCGCAACCGCGCTCGGCTACGCCAAACCGCCTGTGTTTGCGCCGTACCACAATCACCACGACTACCCCGCCGCGACCGACAAAACGCCAATTGATTTACAGCGCGCGCACGTTGTCTTTAACGATTATTCACTTGTGGCGACCATTACCCACCCCGTCTACGCCAGCGCGGACCAAGCCGACTTGCTGGCCCAAGACCTTAAAGGCGGCGACGACACCAGAGACGACGCGGGCGAAGACGAGACCAGCGCCAAACCGCTTAGCACCCGCCAATGGCAACGCGGCGCAGCGGCGCGCACGGTTCACCTGCGCGAGGCGCTCACCAACACGGGCGGCCACAATTACGCGATGGCGCTGGCGCTTGCCGCCTTGATGCCGACCCGTGATTACGGCCCGCGCCTCGTCAACATTAAACGTGAGCATGTCAGCGGCGAAGCAGGCAAAATTGGCACGGCAGACGCCGCCCGCGACACCGCCTTGCGCCACAGCGCTGACGGACTAGACGCCGAAGGTTATGTCATCGACCACGCGGCCTTCACCGCGCACATGCTATCGAGCGCAGAGACCGCCGCGAAAATCTTTACCGCCCTGATTGCGGACCAGCTCATCGACAGCACTTACGACGGCACCCCCGGCGCACTGCCCGAAGCCATCGCCCTGTTTACGCGCAGTCACACGCCGCAAATCACGGGCCACGTCATGGATGCGGACTGGCTCAACGGCTACACCAAACCGCAATTGCGCGGGGTCATCAACACCTACCGCCTGCACGTCGATGAAAGCGTGCTCGACGACAAAAAAGCCGACGCCGTGACAGACATCACCGCCGCCATCAAACCCGAACACACCCCCATCGAGGCCCAATTCGTCAACACAAAAGGCGCGCGCGCCCTCGAGCGCAAACTACTAGCAGGAGAAAAGCTGTGACACGTGAATTGGTCAACCCAACAAAGCAAAAATTACTACGCGTCTGCTTCACCAGCGACGCACGAGAACGAACGGAAATTGCAATTGATTACTTCACGGACCAACTTGCACTGGACGGGATTGTGACAATCACAGCGGCAGAACTTCAAGCAATTAAAGGCGAAGCCGCCAAAGAATATAAACGCGGCTACATTCGCGCGGCAGTCGAGGTCATAATAAGCTGGGGCCAAGCGAGTCTGGCCGCTGACATAATTCTACACCTAGGCGATGATGCAGAGAATGAAAGTATTATCGCAGAGCTCGACATGCTGGAGACAGACGCGGAGATTTTGAGACCAGCCTTTAGGCTATTAAAATTGCGGCATCAGCTCGGAACGGTTGCATCATGACCCGCCAAAACACCCCCGCCGAAAACCTGCGCATCCGTGACACTACGCGCGCCAGCATCTTCGCCGCACACCAAGACGCCCTGACTCGCGCCATCGCCGACAACAATGCCAACGCCGCCCGAAACATCGCCGCCCGCATGAGCCGCTACGCGCCAAGGGAGATACGCCAATGACCAAGCATAACACCGCTATCGAGTGGACACACATTCCCGGCTACAAAGGCGAAACGTGGAACCCCGTAGTCGGCTGCAAGGTTGTTAGCCCCGGCTGTACCAATTGCTACGCGATGCGCATGGCGGGCAACCGCCTCGACGGCAACCCAAACACGCCGCACTACGCTAGCACAACACAGCCCAGCAAAGCAGGCCCCGTCTGGACGGGCAAAATTGGCGAGGCCAGTGATAAGGCCTTTAACGCGCCATTGCGCTGGACCAAACCGCGCGCGATCTTCGTCAATTCGATGGGCGACTTATTTGCAGAAAACGTGACCGACGAACAAATTGCGCGGGTTTTTCAAATAGCGGGACAATGTCCGCAGCACATCTTCATCATCTTAACCAAGCGCGCAAAAAGAATGCGTGAGTGGATAAAAAATCACGGGCATAAAGCCTACAACTCTCACCGTCTTGAATCGTCAATTTATCCCGCTGCGAATGTGTGGCTCGGCGTCAGCGTCGAAGACCAAGCCCGCGCGGATGAACGCATCCCGCACCTACTGGCGACGCCAGCGGCGAAGCGGTTCTTGAGCTGCGAGCCACTTTTAGGCGCGATTGATTTAGATAATCTTTCAGTCAACACTATCGACACAAACGGCACAGAACAGTGGAGCGCACTCTGCAAACGCGAAGCACAGCACGCCCTCAAAGAAGGCGGGATTGGAACCTGCCTTGATTGGATTATTGTGGGCGGCGAAAGCGGACCAAACGCCAGACCAATGCACCCTGATTGGGCCCGCAACCTACGCGATCAATGCGCCAGCGCGCGCGTCCCGTTTTTCTTCAAACAGTGGGGCGAATGGCTGCCCGCGACCGAAGACGCACAACACCCGTTTTGGAATTTTCAGGATGGCAGCACAATTGACGGACATGCACTTCCAGATTTCGACGATCCACAAACACAGAAAACATGGCGAGACGGCCTCGACAGAATAGACGATGACACCGAGCACGCAATCTTCCTTCGCACTGGCAAGAAAAAAGCCGGCCACAAGCTCGACGGTGAAACCCACCACAACTGGCCCATCACATAATGCCGACCGCCCCCTCACCCCCACGCCTCATGAAAGCCGTCGCCGCCGCACAGTATTGCGGTGTGCATGAAGCGACGTTTGTGCGGTGGGTTGAGGAAGGCAAAATCGCGCCGCCGCGCGTGATTGGTGGCAACGTTCTGTACGAGCGGGGCGACATCGATGCGTTCATCGACGCCTTGCCACGGCGCGGCGCACCTGCCAATGATCCGCCCCAACATATTCGAGCAGTATGATGGAGACAGGTTTGGCAGAGTTTCGAAAGCGGTTCAAAGGCACGCGCGTCTACAACAGGGCGAGCGGAAAACAGGTCTGGTACACGATCAATCCGCAGACGGGCCTCAAAATCCAGATGCACGAAACTCCGGGCAGCGACGCGTGGGTCAAAGAATGGGAAGCCATCCGAAACGGCGCACCCATTCGTACAAATAGCCGCCTGCCCGCGCACGGAACGCTCGGCAATCTTATCCTTCACTATCAGCGCTCGCCTGAATTTGCGCAGTTACGCGGCAGCACCCGTGAGGTGCGCAACCGCATGTTATCGCGGATCAAAGTCGCATCTGGCGACATCGCCTTAACTGAGCTGACCTCACAGAACATTCGCGCAGGACGCGACGCGCGGCGCGACACCCCCGCCGCCGCCAATAATCACCTAAAGCTGCTATCCGCCGTTTTTTCATGGGGCATGGAGGCGGGACTTTGCCAAGACAATCCGGTGCGCGGCGTCAAACGCCTAAAAGAACGCGATGGCGGACACGCCACGTGGACACTGGACGATTGCCTCGCCTTCGAAGCCGCTCATCCGGTCGGCTCGATACCATATTTGGTTTACGCACTGGCGCTCTACACGGGCAGCCGGCGCAGCGATCTCGTAAAGCTCGGCCCCCGCAACATCACGCATGATGGTTTCCTGAAAATCAAACAGGACAAAACGCTGCGCACGATTGAGCTCTACGTGGTCCAACCCCTGCGCGAGGCGCTGGCCTACGCGCCAACCGCGTTCACATTCATCACCAGCACGCGCGGCACGCCGTACACCGCCAAATCACTCGGCGGCATGTTCAAAAAATGGACAACCGAAGCAGGCCTAGAGAACCGCAGCCTGCACGGCCTACGCAAAGCCATGGCCGCGCGCCTCGCAGAGCACGGCATGACCGCCAAACAAATCGGGGCCGTCACAGGCCACATCACCCTGCAAGAAGTCCAACGCTACACCCGCGCCGCCGACCAAAAACGCCTCGCCAAAGAGGCCCTTTTGGGCCTATTCCCAGAACAAAACGACCCACTCAAAACCGCCCAAACAAACAATGTGGGCGCTTTCGGTGATAAAATTGATTAAAAACATAACACTATTTCACCAATGGCGACCCCTGCAGGGCCGCGTAATTGCAGTGTTTTCAATGGTCTGCGCGCAAAAGTGGGCGCATCTATACTGCATATTCAGGCATGAACAAAAAGAGAAACGCGCCCACAATTTTGACGAACCGCGTTCGGTAAATTATCAACGACAGCTCAAATGCATGACAAGTACATGCGAAATAACTAGGATCGCACAATGAAAAAAAGGTCTGAAACAACACTTACATGCCGCACGCACATTGAGGCCGATGCGGTCACTCAATTTAATGTAGCGCATCGCCTAGGCGAGACTTCGATCATTGATTACGCGATCGCTATCGAGGACAGCACCGACAGAATCGAATTCGAAGCTTCCTACGAAGATGCCCTCGCTCTTGAAAAAACAGCTAGGCAGCATGGGCTTTAACGACATTGATCGAACTTTTTATCGCCCTGCAGATTTACTGGTCAGACGCCGATAGCGGGCGATTGCCGAGTGGTGAGAAATTTCGGCTGCATGATGTTGATGCGCCTGAAACTTGGAAACCGAAATGCGAAGCCGAGCGCGCCGCTGGCTATGATGCGAAAGCGGCGATCATTTCTCACACACGCGGACAGACCGTCACGGTGACGCGCGATTACGGCCTCGACAGTTACGGTCGGCGCGTTGTGGATCTGTCAGGGCCAGACGGCGACATCGGCGCGTGGTTGGTCGCCAACGGTCACGCGCAGGTTTGGGATTATGATGGCGGACAGCGCAAGCTAGACTGGTGCGACTGAAACAAACTGCAGAAAATGTAAAATAGGTCTTGTAATTCCGCATCATGTGGATTATATATAATATATAGACAGAGGGATTGGCCCACTGGAAATGGTAACGGAGACCAAAATGACACTATCACTTACACAATTCAAAAAGCAGCTTG